GTATGCTAAGTGGCGCACCAATAAAGTCTGACTTTACACCTCACATGGGTATGTTGTCTTACGCTCCTCCCGGCTTCCAGTACGTAGGTTATCAACCACAGCCTCAAAAAGACTATGACATAGAACTGAATAAATTCTTATTCCAGAACAGCGGGATGCTTGTATGACATACCTAAATTTAATGAACAGCGTACTACGTCGGTTGCGTGAAGAAGAAACCACGTCAGTCACTAGCACTACTTATAACAAAATGGTTGGTGACTTTATTAACGACGCTAAGAAGCTAGTAGAAGAAGCAACTGACTGGTCTGCCTTGCGTGAAACCATTGTTGTAACTACTACTGCTTCCGACAACAGTTACTCACTGACTGGTGGTGGTGACAACGTAAAAGTTATGTGTGTCCTAAATGACACTAGCAACTTGTTCATGGACTACCAGACAAAGGACTGGTTCAACGAACAGCTGTACATTAGCAGTGCAGCAGAAGGAGAGCCACGGTACTACACGTACAATGGGTTGGACTCTAGCGGTGACACAGAAGTACTCGTAGGCCCAACACCAGACGGCGTCTATAGTCTTCGGTTTGACGTGGTTAAGCGACAGGCAGACTTGAGTGCTAACGATGATTCACTTCTTGTGCCTTCTCAACCTGTGATACACCTAGCTGTAGCTCTACTGGCCCGTGAACGTGGAGAAACAGGCGGTACTTCTACTGCTGAGTACTTCCAAATTGCTGATAAGTTTTTGTCTGACGCTATTGCTATAGACGCAGCAAAACATCCTGAGGAAATGTACTTTAGGACTATTTGATATGGCTCAAGAATTAAAGAGTATTAATCTTGTAGCACCGGCCTTCAAAGGTATCAATACCGAAGATTCGCCGTTAGCGCAAGACCCGTCGTTTGCAGAAATTGCAGACAACGCTGTTATTGACAAACGTGGTCGTATTGCGGCACGTAAGGGTCACAGTGTTATTACAACAGACAAAACAGCACTAGGCTCTGGTTCTATTAGAGCTATACGAGAGTTTAAAAGAAGTAGCGGTAGTAACGTAGTTTTGTCTGTAGGCAACAACAAAATATTTACAGGCACTACTACATTAACTGATGCGACTCCCGGTAGCTACACGATCACAGCAGACAACTGGAAGATTGTTAACTTTAATGACAAAGCGTACTTGTTTCAAGCCTCTCATGCACCTTTGGTGTACGACGGTACGTCTGTAGTACGTCTAGACTCAGTAGCAGGTGCTGCCGGTGTTGTACAAGGTAACGAAGTGCTGTCAGCTTACGGTCGTCTTTGGGTAACAGGTCTTAGCACTAACCCTTCTACTGTTTACTGGTCTGACCTGTTGATCGGCCATGACTACTCAGGCGGCACTAGTGGGTCCATTGACATATCCAAAGTCTGGCCTGACGGTTACGACGAGATTGTAGGTTTGGCTGCACACAACGGACTTCTTATCATCTTTGGTAAACACAGCATTGTTGTGTACGAAGGAGCAGAAGCCCCGGCGACAATGGCCTTAGCAGATACTGTAGCTGGTGTTGGTTGCGTCGATAGGGACACTATTCAGTACACCGGCACAGACGTTTTGTTCTTGTCACACACAGGACTCAAGAGTTTTGGCAGAACAATACAAGAGAAGTCTTTACCCCTAAGCAGTTTATCAGGTAACATCACTAAGGACATTATTAACGCACTGCAAACAGAGAACACATTCTTTAGATCTGCCTACAGTCCTGAAGAAGGTTTTTACCTGTTAACATTTGTAGGCCAAGACAACACCTACTGCTTCGACGTACGAGGCACAACAGAAAATGGATCGTACCGTGTAACACGCTGGCCGTCTACAGGGTTTACTGCTTATGAGCGTTTAGAAAACGGTGATTTACAAATCGGCACGTCAAACGGCATTAGTAAATACGTAGGGTATCAAGACAACGGTTTGGGCTACCGCTTTAAATACTACAGCCCAAGTTTAACATTTGGCGACAGTGCCAGAATAAAGATTCTAAAGAAACTAAAGCCTACCTTAGTTGGTGCTAACAACGCAACAGTATTTATGAAGTGGGCGTACGACTTTGACACTACGTACGCAACAGCAGAATTTACAGTGGGTGACCAGATTACAGGTTTCTTTGCTGAAAGTGAATACACTACCGTAGAATTTACTGGTGGTGCCTTAACTAACCAACGTAGCCTAAACGCTACAGGGTACGGAACAAGTGTTGTTGTGGGCTTAGAAGCAGAAATAGATGGCTCTCAACTATCACTACAGGAGATAAACGTAATGGCTTTGATAGGAAAGCTACTCTAACAGGAGCAAGACATGGCATGGTATGACGATATCAGTGAGTTTTTAGGTAGCAATACTGGGGCGGGTGCACTGGCTG